ATGAAGGAGTCTGTTTTGAACAATATTCCCACATCTACTCAGTGGACTTTGGATGCTACTGGTGAAACTGGCCGCTCATCGATAAATTCTGTTTATATGATTATATGTCCTGCAACAGGCTCGAAAGGATCAGGATTTTTAATAGATAATGGGCTAATTGTAACGAACGAGCATGTTATTACTGGTTGCTCTACTGAACAGATTTTTGCGATTTCAGCATATGGACAGAAGATAGCAATTTCTCAAAAATGGATAGATTCTGATCGCGATTTGGCTGTGCTAAAACCTGCCATTACCCAAGCAGGGGGACTTAGTATCGTTAAAGACAATGATCTTAAAGTTGGTGAATCGGTAACAACTTGGGGATTTCCATTAGGTTACAACGGTCCTGCACCATTACTATCCGTTGGTTATCTAGCAGGATTTATGTCACACCAAACCGCCAAGGGACAAAAAAAACATCTAGTGGTAAATGGCGCATTTAACTCAGGAAACTCTGGTGGAGCCCTTTTCAGAGCTTCGGATAATAAAGTAATCGGTATTGTCGTAAATAAGCATGCCCCTATCAGCCAATACCATCAAGCTGCTATAGAAGCTTTGTCTAAAAATCATAGTGGAGTCTGCTTTACCGCCACTGATGGCAATGGAAAAACTAAAAATTTTGTAGAGTCTCAACTTGTAGCAGAATTATTAATTCATATGAGAAGTTTAACTCAGGTTATGATTGGAGAAGCAATTGCAGCAGAAGAATTAATTTCGATGCTTAGCGAAATTGATCTAAGTCCACAGCAGTCTATGCCAAGAAATGCCTTCTGTCACTGCGGGAGTGGAAAACGCTTCAAAGATTGCCATGGAAAGCTAGTCTAGTAAGAATTTATCTTTTAGTTTGATAATGGTTACTTTAAATACTTGATGAACAAGACTTCGCTTATTTTGCTGGCATGTCCCCTGTTCGTTCATAGCCGACCGTAGACGCTTTAGGGAAGACCATCAGGTCTTCCTTTCCCTTACGCTCAAATGCAGAGTACTTGTTACACTGGACACTCATCATCACCGTCAGTGCTGTTGATGAAGTACGTCACCCGCCCCATAACCTCGATCTCTTCCGCCGCAGCGCCCTCGATCGCTTCACCATCATCGGTTATTAGCGCCCTGCCCCTGAGCTTTGCGAACTGCGTTCGTCCACCTGTAAGTATCAGCAGAGTCTGACCCTGCACCAGCCTGGTTACCGGCTCGATAACAGCGAACCCGGATGACGTTTCGAGAATTCTGCTATCGATACCTATGCCGCAGATAATTTCGGGAGATAAACGAGGGGCTACGTAATCAGCCGCCGGAGACGGAAAACCCATCAGAGCACCCTCCCCATGTTGCGGAGGATCCAGTAGCGGTTCTCGCTGCTGTCAGGCGTCTTGTCGGCAAAGTCTGGCTGATAGTACTTTATCCACTCATTGGCCTCGGCACGGCTGAAATGCCAGTGTACCTTCGCCAGTTTGTGAATGAAGTCATCAGTACGTAAACACTGAAATCCTTTCGGGTTTTGCTGTATCGCTGCCGTAAATGCGGCATTAATGTCTTTTTTGCGGGGCATGATCTGCACTCCTTTTTACTGTTTTTATATACAGTAGTTTTAAAGGCGGTACAGATCAAGGAGGTTTACACAACCGGCTGTTCGGGCCATGGGATATCAGGAGCGCTGGATGTGTCTACTGCTTCAAGGGCATCCAGATAATCGAGCCAAGCATTGTATTGCGCCAACTCTTCCCCCTTTAACCGCCCAAGCACGGCTTTACCGGGCCACTGCTTGCCGTTCATGTGGTCGTTCGCTGAATCAATGCGGTACTGCTTTTCAGTCTGGGCCTGCGCAACAACCTCTTCATGCGTGGGCGGAGGTACATCTCCCCACGCGGGAAGCCCGTCACTCCCGGGAACCCGGCAAATTCCAGCAGGAGGAGATGCCATGAACTCACTGGCTACCTCGTCACTTACTTCCACGCCATCTTCCGGCCAGGTCCCGGATCGCTCATAATCACTTTTCAGAGAGAAAGGGTAAAAGGCGTTATTTACTGCACTATAAATATAATTGCCCATATTAATCATTTCCCGAATGCAAAATACTGGCCGCCTTCACCGGCCACATTAACCCTGGCCGTGAATCCCGTTACGGTTTTATTCGTAGCCCCCCACATGTTACCGGCACTGAATCCGGCATCAGAAACAATAACCTGAGCAACTTCGCTAGGGAATGGGATAGGGAATGTTACTGCCCGTGATGCAACGCTAGCAAAATCAATAGTTCCATATTGAATAATAAGACTGCCGAGCTTGTACCAGCCTGTGCCATAGGTAAACCCCAGGTTCGAAAGCGCCGCTGTGATAGCAGCTGCGCCATCAGATTTAATATCTGCGAAAGGGTTGGCGCGACTTAAAAGTAATTTTCGTAATGCCGTAAGCATCTGGTCACGCCTGGACTTATCGAGAGCCAGCCCTGCCGCTTCGACTACCGCAACCAGCTCTTCCTGCAGCATGTCAAAATAATCATCATCAAGATCGGTAGCTGGCGTCCCTGTCTGCGGATTACCCCGGGTAAAGCCATTTTTCCCCGCGCCGAACTTATCTTTCTGCGCAGTAGGTGTGTCAATACGATGCATAGTTTCTCCGGTTACGGATATTTGAAAAGGACGTAGGTATGGGACGGGCAGAGTTTACTGATCACGCATTCCGCGACCGTGTCACCCCAGTAACGAACCGGGGTGTCGCAGTCATCAGTACACGTCATCCAGGTAGCATCCGTTGAGGACGGCATGTTGACCTGCCAGTAGTAACGCCATTCAGTTGAATACACGGCTTCGGTACAGGCGGAGGTACATCTGAACGGCCCCTTGTTGTAGCGGGTGATCGTCGCCCCTGGCTTGCCCAGGGCAGCAAGCTGGTCGAGGTAAAACCTCTCGTTGATACCACCGATTAAATTAACCTTTGCGTCCAGCCTGCTCTGACGCTGCAGCAGCGTTTGCGTCCCCGCCGGGATACATTCATCAGGCAGGCCGCAGCAGGTTTCCCAACGGTTAATCAGCTCGGTGGTTGTGCGCGGATCTAATTCCAGCATCAACTCATCGGCGCGCTGGTGAGCCCGCCGCAGCGAGGGAGCTGCCCCAATAATTGCCGGATCGTCAACTGACCATGCAGGACCAGGCGGCAGCAGGGCTGACATCAAATGGATGTAGTCGTCATCGGTCACGTCCATGCGAGCGTCCCCAGTATGGCCAGTTCATTTTTGGCGATCGGGATACTGGCTGTCGGAGCCACCAGAACATGGCTGTGCTCGCCTGCTGCGATGGAAATAGCCTCGTTTATTCGTGAGATTTCGAGTTCACCTTCCGGGTAGCCGTCCCTCAAAAGAAACGAGCGTAACTCCGCCGTCACTGCCGCACGGACTTCTGGCGTGTCAGGTGTCAGGCGTATTCTGAAATTGACGTTATGGCCGACGGGTGCGAACGGATACAGATCAGCGCCGGCAACAGGCGCAAGCGGGGCGATGTGGGCTTTTACTGCTGCAACAGTTGCTGCGTCCGGAATGGGGTTGACCGGATCATCGCTAGCCACCATCACGCCCACCGTACCAGCCCCCATCCAGTGCCTGTAGGTCCACGCCCGGGTGATGCCCGGCACTTCTTTGGCCCACACAATATAATCGCCGTCCCCACCACCCAAAGGCGTCCAGTAGTAACGCTCCAGCACCCGGGCGCGCCAGGTTTCCAGATCCTCAATATCAAACCCACCAGCAACAGAGTCAGCTACGCCTGAAGACGGCAGGCCATTAACCGGCGTCACCAGATAAAGCGCGGCGCCATCGTCGATTTCACCCACGTTGCCGGTGACACTGCACACGATCGGCACGCGCAGAACGCCGCCTGCACTGGTCGCGTCTGCCGTGGTGGTGTACTGGATCAGGTCGGCGCGTTGAATCACCGCGCCAGCCTTAACCGTAATGCCGTTTGTTACGCCATCCCAGCGCATAAATCCTGCTGAAGCTGTAGGGCTTTTTCGGGGGCAGCGCTTCATGGCCGCATGCCTTTGCAGCCAGGCTTCGTCGCACTTATCCGGCAGCATGTTCAGCGCCAGGTAATCAATGTAGCCATACACGGTATGCAGCGCGGCCGCATACACTTTCGCCCTCACGTCTTCATCCATACGCCTGATGGTGTCGCTCGCGTCCAGGCGGGAAAAAAGGTCGGTGCGAAGCATGCTGATATTTTCTGCCAGCGTCGGGCGCTGGAATTCGCTGTCAGCCATTTGTGATCGCACTCCATAGATCGTCAAAAGAAATAGTGGTGGGCTGGTTGTAGCGCCACAGCGTTATGCTGTTACCCAGTTCGTTAATGCCGGTACGCTGAATGAGGAGGTCAATCCTGGAAACAACGCCGTCGTCGATCATCCACTGCAGTGCTTCGTTGATATACGTCCTGGCGACCAGGGCTGTCTGGTTCGTCAGCTTCTGACGCTGGAGCAACCAGAGGCGAGAACCGTACCGGTCGTTCTGTACTGCAGGCCAGGTATCGCCCCACCACCCGTTAGGCTGATCGGCATTGTCATCCGGTTGCGCGCGGCGCCAGGTGAAAAGAGAAATCACAACAGAGCGGGTGAGTAAATCGAGAGGGGCATTCGCTGAAACGCTTACCCCGTTTACGGTTAGCCACAGGTCCATATTTACGTCCCCATTTGTTTGTCCGGCACGTCTGTGCTGTTACCGTTTTCTTTGTGTATATGACCGTTGTACGTGAGGCGCATTGACGCCATCGTGACCCCGGTTGTGTCGCAGTGATCCTTGATCTGGCCTGTCGATTCGATGTCCATTTCGAACCGCGCTTTCGGCGCGTTCATGAAGGTAATGGGCTTTCCGGCGCCGTTCACGACGATACCGGTCCGCGTCAGTGTGACCGACTGTCCCAGATCGTCATAAATGGCGACTTCACCTTGCTTAAGAGACCGGATGCGATAGCGGCGATCGGACACGGTGACCGCTACAGCATGGGAGCGATCGGCATCAGGAAACAGAACCAGAGCTTCAGCACCCGGATTCGCATGTGAGGTAAACCCGTAAGGCTCAAGATGCTCAATGCCACCCTTCTTCTCACCCGCGAGTAGTTCCACATCCACAGCCTGACATTTTGAATCAGGCTTAACGCTTCCCACGACCGCGCGCCGAATCAGGTTAAGCAGCTGCCGCTGCATTTGTTGAAAGTTACCCATCAGAAAGGAGCCTCCTCAGCTTTTTTCTTCTTCCGCTGTTTAGGATCGGCAGGTTCCGGCAGATACGCATCAGGCGGCCCGACGCGCAACTCGGTGATCGTGCCGTTGCTGTCTTTGGTGAACAACACCTCGGAAATCAGCAGCTCACGGTTGTTAAACCCACAGACGGGGTCAAAGACGATTACCCGCTGGTTAGGTTGCCAGAGAGAACCGTCACCCTGGCGCCACCCCCACACGGTGTACGTTGTTTCATCAGTGCGGGCGGCGCGCTGGCGCGCTTCGAAATCAGCGCGGGCGATGCAGCTTGCACCTGTCGCCTGGCCTGTCTGCTGAACAGCCATTGGCCGGTACCGCCCGATCCCGGCATCTTCGGTCTTCGCCCGGAGAGCCGTTGTGGTGGCCGCGCCAAAGTCTTCATCATTCCCGGCTCTCTGCCCGGATACCTGATACGTTGAAAAACGGTCCCTGATACTTTTTTCGGTATCGCAGGAAAGGATGTTCTGGCCGAGAACGAGCGCGGTATGCGCTCGCGTCGACCCAACTCCCCCAATCACCAGCCGTCCCACTGGATCGTCATAAGCCAGCACCTGTTGCTGACCCAGCATCTTATTCAGCACCTCGATAACCGTTTCGCCGTGATCCGGCTGCACGCCCGGGATAACGTCGGCAGGCGCGCCGGAATTAACGACTTCAATACCAAACGGCTTTGCCAGCGCGGCGGCCACCTGAACCAGAGACTGTCCGTTGAATTGCGTCGGTTCTGCGGCGCAGTCGATCAAATCTGCTGTCAGGCTGCGCCCGCTGATTCCAACACTGACAGAGCGTGCGTCGTAGCGAACAGGGGTTGCCTCGACCCAGCCAGTGATCACCAAATCGGTGCCAATCAAAACCTCGACCCGGTCGCCACCTTTCACTTTCAGTGAGAGGGTGTCACCGTTCTCGCCTGGCCACTGCCGGGTAATTTCAACGCTGAAATCCCGAGCCAGCCGTTCAACGCCTGCGCCGATCCTGACTGATGTCCAGCCGCCCCACTCCCTGCCATTTACCCTCAGAGTAACGTTTTCATCCATAATCAGGCCCAGACGCGAGCAGGGGTTTTAGGGTTCACGGCGTTCCCGTTTAAGCTGGATAAATCGAGATCGTCGTTAACAATGCGGAGATTGACGTGGTAACCGGGTTCGGTGACGTATTCCACGGACTCTGCTTCGCCGGTACTGGTAATAATAACGCCGACCACATCCAGACAAATATCAGGGTGAAATAAACCGCCCTGCTCTTCATCAGATTGAAAACCGAACGCAATTAATTGCTGCTGCGCCTCTTCCTCACTAAAGAAGCGCAGATATAAATCTTTCATCAGCGGAGTCCTCTGATTTGAATATCGGATAAGACAGAGTGCCAAATGCGGAGGTTACGTATATGGTAAACAACCGCAGAACTGGACGAGATTTTGAGATATTGAGCGGCAGCTGTAGGTGAGTATGGTGCCGCATCACGACGGTTACTTTTACCGTCAAAATAGATAGCTACCGCGTTACCATCCAATGTATGCGCTACTGTTTTCCGATAAAAAGGGTAGGCTCCAGAAATGGCGGTGAGTGTGCCTGAGCGGTAAGTTGCCAGCGCATAACTTCCTGCAATCGAAAGTCGCAAAATCTTGTCATAAGCTGCTCCATACGTTTCGAGTACATCCAGAGTGCCACTTGTTAGTCCGCAGCTATTAACAGTTAATTCGAATGAAACACTACGCTGAATTAAATCACTGGTTAATCTGAGTCCGCAATTTCCCGATGCTTGCAGAGTTACACCATCTGCCGCTCTCGTAACTGCCGCTGCTCCTGTTGGGATATAACTGGTTGCGACAGGGTTTTTTTCTACCTGTGGCATTTGAACATAGTATTCGGCGTTCAGTGGAATTGTTGAGTCCGCACTCAATTTTTGCGCAGCAATAGTTCCAGTATAGTTTCCTGCCGTTGCTGCAGTGATTGTTGCAGAGATAGTGGCGTAGCCATCACTACCCGGTGTACTTGTTATAGTCACCCCAACCGGTGGAGTTAATGCGATCCCAGTTATTGCGTCAACCAGCGTCGCGGAGGCTGAAGCGCCGTCAATCCCAAATGACAGCCTTAAATAACCATACGTGCCTTTTGCCCGGCAGGAGACTGTAAGGGTTTCACCAACAGCTAAGGATACTGGACTGGAAGTCACAAGAGATGGAAAGGTCGTATTTGCATTGACAACCCCCTTCATTGTAACTGCCTGGGATGTTCCATCATTCGCTAAAACTGTTTTTGTAATTGCGGCACTGGTAGCCCACTTCGTCGGGTCTTCGCTATTCAGGATATAATTAGTGCTCTGCCCTTCCATCAGCAAGCCTTCACGCTCAAAACGCGGCTCATTCGCGGCTGCCGTCTTCAGTACGCCAGACTTATCGATGTACGTCGCTATTGTTGAGCGGGTGAATGTCATCGACTTATCTGGCGGAGCAAACCCGGCCAGCAGACGCAGATCATCAGAGAGCGGCGCCCAGACATCCGGGAATGGCGCATCAACGTATCCGGTGGCGGCGGCCGAGTTCGCCGCATCTGCTGCGCTTTGGGCGGCTGATTGCTGCGCGGCCTGGGCTTGCTGAGCTGCAGCTGAGGCCTGCGCTGCGGCCTGGGCGGGTTTAACTGTGACTGCATCGATAGCGCGCTTTAACCTTTCGGCCAGGCTCGGCTGTGCCGCGCCTGTGGGCATTTCGACCACCGTTCCTTCCGGCTCAGTCAATACTTTTTCAAATGCCGTAACGGCCGCATTCAGGCGGTTAACCGATGAATCGGCTTCAGTAAACTGGGACATGCTGACTCCTAAAATCCTAATGAACAGGCTTTCTCAACCGCGATCGCCCATCTCAACCAGTCGCTGGTCCTTGCCGTATAAAGCTGGTCCTGATCAACTTGTTGGTTTACCCGCCACGCCAGCTGGCGCGTCGACAATTTAAGCGGCTGCAAGGGTACGAATCCGGGGTGCGCAATACCGTTGCGCTGGACAATTTCACCGGCGCGGCTGGCGTCGTCGTAGATACGCGCCGCCAGTACGACGGCAGGCTCTATTCCGACGGGCAGTACCGTTACGGTTCTGTCTGTCTGCCTGAGACGTTGCGTCAGGTCGGCATTCAAATCTGCCTTTAAACGGCGCAGTGCAGTGAAAACACGATCGTCAGTCGTCCGCTCCATCTCTTTCACGATTGCCTGGTTCAGGGTGTCGCGAACTACAGTGAGTTCATCCCACGAAGGAGCATCAGGAGTGACGGTGTTTGTTGGCGCGTTGCTCAGCGCCGGGTGAGAGACATTCGCCACTATCGCAGCACTTTTACCGGAGGAGCCGGCAGCTGTCACAGCTGCCGGAGCGGGTAGTTTCGTTACTGTGTAAACCGCCTCGCTTAAGGCTGTAGTACGGATCGCGCTCGCAACATGGTTTCGCTGCTCTGTTTTGGATCTGGTGCTCTGGCTGTCGGTTTTCCACACTCCCCTGGGCGCCAGGTCTTTTCCAAGGCTGATGCCCGAAAGAGCTTTTGCCATCGTGATCAGATCGGCAGAGTTACCGTACAGCCGGTTGCCCGTTCGCCACATTTTTTGCAGCGACTCAATAAAGCCCTTCCCTGATGACGGAGGAGGCAGCAGCACCGAAATATCACCCTGGAGAAGACGAGCTCCAGCAGACACGCCATCGTCGATCATCTTCATGGCGTCTGAGACGTAGCCAACCATTCCACTAGCCTGCCCAATAACGTCCTGCTGCACAAAATCAGCCATGCCATCCATGCCAAACCCGTCGAACGCATCACTGATGCAGCTGTCCAACACGGAGCATGAGGATCCGAGTATCTGGGCAGTTGCCGCACCTGATGTCGGGTAAGCCAGTTCACCGGCCTCGACGAACCGGAGGTCAAAGCGGACCACGCGGCCCTCTTCCTTTCTTGTGCTGACCCTGACCTCACCATCAACACAAACGCTGAGTTCACCAAAAGTTGGATGAATCAGCGTGCCGGGACCCGGTTTATTCAGCGCCTCCCTCAGCGCATCGCGCTGTTCGAAACAGTCATCCCCGACCACATAAGCTGTAATGGACGCGCGGAACGTGGCCTTACCGAGGTCTTCTGTATACGGTTTGTCACGATTGGGGTATTCGTGGGTTTCAACCCGGCGCCCGCCGGTGGAGTCTTCATCCTCAAATTTGAACGGGACGCCGCGAAACGAGGCGTTTTGCAATCGGTCTTTCCACGCCATACCATCTCCAGAAATAAAAAACCCGCCGGTTGGCGGGTTTGGTTTGTTGAGCTAATTTTATTTCGTTAAATAAAGTGAGCGGGCATAAGCCTCTTCTTGACTATTGATGAAGCTCTTAACATTGTTATCAACAAATGTCTTGATGTTAGTACCTTTCTGCATTGGAATTTCTTTTTGCTCTAACGTTAAAGTAAACAATGGTTGGTGTTCAGTTGAATATTTTACAGCTGAAATGAGTTCTAATCTTGAATCGTCAGTCACGCTAAGTGTATCAGCGGTCAGCTGTTCATCTGATTTAGCTCTTCCGGAGTTGATTAATTTTATAATTTCCTGAATTTTGCTATCCAAATCTTCTGAATATGTTTCAGGATTTCCTTCTGAAATAAGAATCTGCTCCCCTTCCTTAAAAATCAACTTTACGCTAACCAGTTTATTTTCTTTATAAACATCACCTAGTTTAACGGAGCCACCGGATAAGGGAACAATGTGTTCGTTCTTAAACGATACGTTGCCTGAAATAATTAATGCTGAAAAAATTGCTGCTGCGCCGAGGATTAAACTAGAACCTATTAATTTACTCATAATTAACTCTTTTGATTAGAATTGCGTCAATTGCTATAGGATTTGCAACAATCAATACAATACTACTCACTAACCACTCATGCCAGTTTTCCCGATTCTGGTATAACCCACGTCATGATTTACATCAATTCCTGATGATCGACTGTCTGTCACGCTCATTCCTTGAGGGGCATCTTTAAACTGAACCGTGATAGTTCCTTGTGATTTTGTTGTTCCTCCCTGCTGGATTTGGTAAGGGTTGTAGCTTTGGCTTGAAACACCAGTTCCATAAGCACCGTGACCACCGGCCCCCCACTGTGCTGCATTGGCTGCAGCCACTGTTTCACTGGCACCATCGGTAAACCACTCAATTATAGGTTTTAGCTTCGCCCACATATCCTGGAACCATTGCACAACCGGTCCCCAGTTATTGATGACCATACCGAGAGGCGTCCAGCTGAAAACCTTCTGAAATAATGCCCATCCTGCATCGAAGTAAGGACTGAGCGTTTCCCAAAGTTTTTTAAAATAAGGACCAATTGCATCCCAGTTTGCAATGATCAGCCCGGCAGCAAGAGCTATTCCACGGACGATAAGCCCAACCGGAGAAGCACTAGCGACGAATGACATCACTTTTAAGGCTACACTGGCCCCCATCACTGCCAGCTTAAGCGTTGTAAAACCGACAGCGGCACCCAGCAATGCCCTTACCATCCCCGGATTCCGGGATACAAAATCCGTCACCTTATTAATGAGGGGCATCATTCCTCTGACGCTGGCGTTAATTTGGGGCAACAGCGCATTCCCCAAAGCAACACCAGCATGTGTAGCCTGGTTGTTGAGTAATTGCAGCTGGTTAGCCGTAGTCGCCGCACGCGCTTCATATTCCTTTTGCATCGAGCCGGTATACTGCGATGCGTCGCCAACCATATTGAAGTTTTTCTTCAACAGATCCAGGTTGGCCAACAGGGGAGCTATTGCTCCCATTGACTCCTTGCCAAATAACACATTAAAAGCGGCAACCTGGCGGGTTTTATCAAGTTTAGAAATTTGCTGCAGGACAGTAAGCATTGTGCCCTGCGCATCTTTCTGCATAGACGCAGCCAGTTTTGTAGATGACAGGCCAAGCTCTTTCATACCAGCCTGCTGCTGTTTAGTGGCGCTTTTGCCGGCAGTAAGGGCGACCATGAAATTCTTGATACCTGTTGCTGCTACCTCCTGTTCAACGCCCACTCCAGCCATTGTCGCACCAAGAGCGGCGATTTGACCCGATGTAACTCCAGCGATAGATCCAAGCGGACCTATCCGGGTAACGATGTCGGAGATTTGCTGCGCGTTCGCAGCGCCATTGTTGGACAGATAGTTAATTTTATCCGCCAGCGCCACAACCTCGCCCTGAGTCATTTTGAACGAAGTTCGCCACTTCGCCATCATGTCGCCTGACTGATCTGCTGACTGGTCAAACGCAACACCCATTTTCAGGGCATCTTCAGCAAATTGTTTAAGATCCTGCCGGGCAATGCCCGCCTGTCCGCCAGCGGCAACCAGTTTTGCTATATCACTGGCCGCCATTGGCAGGCGATCGGACATTTTTAAGATGTCCTCTCCCATTTCGGCAAACTGCTTAGGGGTATCAAAATCCACCACTTTGCGTACGTCTGCCATCTGGGACTCAAATTCAATCGCAACTTTAGCTCCTGCAATAAATGGAGCGGCTAAAGCCCCGCCACCCACCAGATCTCCAACAGAGAAATCCGCCAGCCCGCTGGACTTAATCCCCTTCTGAAAACCTTTAATCTTCTTCTGCATTGAGGACAACGCAGGAGACAGCTTATCAACCCCGGTGATCAGGGCTTTCAGTTCAAATTCAGCCATTGGATTCTCTGTTGATGCGGTTGGCCTGGGTGGCGAGGAGCTCTAACGCCGAGAATGGCTCGGCGAGTAGATCGATGGGATTTATTTTCCAGTACTTCGCGCAGTCGAAGTAATGATTCAGGAGTTCTCCGGCGCTGACGTCCCGAGGAAAAAACCAGCCACGTCCCAGCTGATGCTGTTCAGATCCGCAGGGGACATCGCGTCAACTGAACTCAACGGGATACCTGCCAGCCGGGAAACATATTTAGCAATTACCCCTGCATCAAGTTTGATGCCCGCGTCGCCGGTTGTGACGTACGGGAAGCCAAGCTCGCGAACGTCCTTCCCGGTAGGCTCGCGAAGCTCGAGCACATACAAATCCTCGCCGTGGGCCCGTACTGCGGTTGTAAGCTGAATCTCTTTCATTACTGATAACCTCCCTCTTCACCGTGGAATTCGAGGTCAGCGGTGCCTTCCTCTGCGTTGTGGTTTGCCTCGCCATGCAGCCAGGCAGATGACAGTACATAGACCTGACCATTCGCCAGCTCAGCGGTGATCGTCATCTGGTCTGAAGTCGTCACTTTGTTGACCGGAAACTCTTTCGGCACTTTGAAGGTGCCCTTCACATAAGGCGCGCGGTGAGTCTCCTTACGGTCGACGTCACCGGCCATGCCAATGAGGTCATCGTTGATCGTGGTGTTCATTGGCACCTCGATACCACCGGTCAGCGACAGCTGCTGACCGTCAATCTTGAAGTAACACGTACCAGCAATGCGCGCCATTATGCGCTCTCCTCTGCATACTGAAGACGGAACTGGTTAAGCAGCGCGAACACTCGCAGCTGGTTAACGTAATCAGGTGGGTACAGCACGTTGATGCGGGACGGGTCATTTGCATCGCGCTCAACAATCAGGTGCGCTTTAAACAGATCGAAGTTTTCGACGATCCCCTCGCGCTCCATCTGTCGATACGTCGACAGCAGTTCCCCTTTGATCACCGCCGGAGTGACAATCGCCTGGCCGGGGCCGAAGCGGGTTCCGTCGTTCGCCAGCTTATGGCGCCCGTACTTACTGGTGATCACCGTCTTCAGGCGGCGCAGGACGTATGCGCTGGTATGCAGCGTTTCACTGTCCAGGTAGCTGTTATCGGCCACGCCATAAGCGTTTTTCTTATAGGTGGTGATGTCACGCTGAATGCGCAGCACGCCACCTTCGGTGTAGGCCGTCGCGATCCCGTGCGTTAACAGGGATTGCTGCTCGGTCTTGATGAAGCGTTTACCGCTCGGGGGTGGCAGCATGCCCACCAGTTCGCCGGTCTGCGTCGGACGGGCCGGGTCGACACGCAGGAATACTGCAGCGCGGGCGGTGCGGCTGGCCGCCAGCTCGTCAGCACAGGACTGCACCGTTTTTTCGTACCCGGCGATCGTCAGGTGGGGGTCATTGAACGTGTCACCCGCGGTAATCAGATCGCTTACAACGGCAATTTTTGCGGTGTAGACGTGGCCGTAAATCTGGCGTAACCAGCTCCAGCGCCCGCTGGTATCGTTCATTTCCTGGCTGATGGTGTTAACTGACGCCGTGTCGCTAAACGGATGGCCGATATAATCGAAGGGCTCATCCCCCATCGCCGCGATCGTTCCGTTCAGCGCTGGCGCGCCGGTACCTGAGGCACCAGTGGCGATCGCAATATTCACGCCAGATGGCAGGGATTCGCCGCCGCTGAATCCGTAGTAATTCAGCGTTACCGGAATGTCGTTTGCCCAGGTGCCCTTATGGCGCGCCGTCAGCGTCACCACACCTGCGGCAGCAGCGGCAGTGTATGGCGAGCGCCCGTCAGCGGTAATGGCGCTGGCAATGGATGCGGCAATTGCGGCAACCGTATCACTTGCACTGACGGCCGCCTGAATGCGGCGGTTACCGATATAAAGCGATACCACGCCAGCAGCCAGGGCAGAGCCTGTTACCGTCAGGGTGACCGTAGCTGCCGTTCCGGTCGGTTCCGGCACAGCGATAACCCAGAGTTCGCCGAAGGGGTCGGTTTTACGGTACGCCTCGACCATGCGCGCCAGCTGGCTGCCAGCGCCAGCAACCCGAACCGCGTAATCGGCTGTCGGCATGAAAACCAGCTGGTTGGTGGCGATGCTGGCACCCGCGTTAGCATGGCCGATTAGAAGCGAAGGGGCGCTGGTCTGGGCTGTATTCGCCGCGCTGTTGTCCATCTCCGCATAAAACAGCGGAACGCGGAGATCAGACGGGATGGTGTTCATCGATACTGTCATTTAGTGCTCGCCTTATTTTCCGGTTCGTCGCCTTTTTCCGGCTGAACAATTGCAATATCCCCGTCGATTTCCCGACGGTACCAGTACTGGCTCTCTTCAACGTTTCGCCCTTCCTCAGGCAAAAGGTCGCCTCGGAGCGGGTCATGGACTGACCGCCCTTTTTTGGGTTTTACAAACATGGTTTTCCTCAGGTGGGAAGGTTGATTTCAATGTGGTGTTCGATTTCACCGTCTGGCCCGTGGCCCGGATCGATAAAATCGACATCGATGGAAAGGGTTTTGAACTCATCCAGCGCGTTCAGATCGTCCTGCTGCCGGGTGTCGTCTTCTGTCAGCTCAGACTCAACGACGAAGTCGAACTGATAACTCAGCTCGTGCCGGTTCACATCCAGCAGCGTGCCGCCGTCATAGGTGATGGGGTTGCCGTATTCTTCCGGGTTCCAGCCCAGCAGCGCTTTAAAGAGTGCCTGGCGAACTTCATGCACCACATCGAAGGAAGCAAACTGGCCGCGTTCGTCACGGCTGTTACTGACGAACACAATTACGGAGAAGCCCTCGCGCAGCGTCTGCCAGTAATCTGTCTGGCTTTTTTGTTCCCCCGGCGAATCATCGCCCGGTACCACATAGGCCGCGGGCAGCAACATCTTGCCGACCTCAGGCAGATCCTTAAACTGCGCGGCACCGGCCACCCGGTTCTGAAATAAAGGGCAGCGGGCGCGCAGGGTGGCAATAACTGGCGTCAGTTTCATCAGCGGCGTTTCTCCGGCTTGAGTGAGAGGCGCAGCTCGCGCGCCAGGTAGTAGCGCGTCCAGGTGCTGTTTCTCTGGAGCGTTTCGACCATGAAGTTATTACGTGGTGCCAGCCGCCAGCCATTCCCCCCGGATGCACCCCGATGGTGGCCGCGCCGACGTTTTGCGCCGCCCCGCACACCGTAGAACAGAAATGCCGGGTAGAAGTCGCCGGTTATGAGCCGGTTGCCCTGCCCGTTTCGCTGGTTTGGCGCGATACGTGTCATAAATCCCGGCCGGTTCCTGCTGGCCCTTGGCACCGCATATCCGATGGATTTTGCCAGTCGGCCGCTCTGGTACCCGGGGTTTTCGCCAGGCTCAGACCGTCCCCGTTTAATCACCAGGCGGCGGGCGTCCCGCATGTGGCGCTGCCCGATATGGACGAAGGCCCGGCGGACGCGTGCCCGGTTGAAACGCATCTCTTTGGGTTGCTGAAAGTCAACGTGAAAAAAGGGAGTCGCCATTATTGTTCCCTCCGGTTGTCACAGGCTCATTGCCCAGCTCGGTACACTCAAGCAGCAGGTAACGCCGCTTACTGTTCAGATCGCGGGCACGCCTGACGCGGTAGACCTGATCACCCTGCACCACTTCAAAGTCACTGGTGATCCCGCGGCGCCAGCGAACGGTGATGTAGTGCGTGATCACGTTTTCGGTCTGGGCTGTTTCCTGGTAAGTGGTTGCGCTGGTCTGCACCACTTTCGCCCAGACCGGGTATGACACGGGGTACTCAGGCCGTGTGCCAAGATCAGCTGCGGGAACATCGACCCGTTTACGGAGCAGCACCCGCTTATCAAGCTCACCCGGATCGGGCAGCAGGTAGGTCGCGCTTGTGCGCGTTGATCGGAGTTGCATATCAGAATCCCGAGACAGGCAGGCGGCGTGGCTGCAGCAGGAACTCGAAAGACATCGGTGTTGCTGATTTTTCAAGCTCAGATACAGAGCTGCGGTTTTCGTACCAGTGGCTGACCAGCATCAGCAGCCCCAACCGGATATCCTCTGTAATAACCATGCCATCCTCATCGAGATCCGGGATTTCATCATTGGTTTTATAGAGGTTCCGGTTGAGATAGGTGGTTGCTCTCGCCTCTGCTGCCAACGCCAGCATTTCCAGAAGCCTGTCTTCGTCCGTGAAGTCATTCTCCAGGCGGCACTGCATTTTGATTTCATCCAGGGTCAGCAGCATGACTTCACCTTATTTGCTTTTCGCTTTAGCCTTTGCTTCGGCGTCAGCTTTTTCTTTGGCTTGTGCTTCGGCCTTGGCTTTAGCTTCTGCTTCTGCTTCTACTTCGGCCTTCTGTTTCGCTTCGGCGTCAGCTCTTTCTTTGGCTTCTACTTCTGCTTTATCCGTTGCTTCGGAGTCATCACCGATCTGCTCGGCATAACCTTTTTTAATCAGCTCGCGGCCGTGTTGCTCCAGCGTTTCAAACTCGCTGCCTTCAATCTGCACAGCGCCGTTGAAATATACCGGTTTAAGGGATCGCATTTTCATTCAGGCTTCCTCAGGGAAAAGGCGGCCCGTAGGCCGCAGTTATGGATTATTCGCCACCAGGAGCCGGTGCGGTGAAGCTGCCATAGATAAACGCTTCAGGGCGTTTCACCGCCAGCGCAAGACGCTCTTCGCAGCGGATCGAGATCATGTTTTTCTCGAAGTCGTCGGCGTTCTCCGTGGAGATAACAACATTGGCATCTTCGCGATCAAAGATTTGCGCACCAGCATTGAATGCACCGGTCAGGAATTTACCCTGGAATGCAGCGGCCTCGGTCGCCACTACCGGCAGACCCCAAAGAGTTGGGCCAGCCAGCGCAGCCGGGTTCGCCAGAATGTAGCGGCCCAGTGTGTCCTTGGTGAGTTCAATCTTCGCCCAGTCCATGAAGTGCAGGACGTGACCAGAAGCTGGGAAGCGTGCCAGTTGCGCCTGTAGCATCGCCAGACGCAGATCATCGATACCGTTTTGCTGCGTAACGCTAAATGCCGCAGCATAAGCAGATGCCTGAGGGACAATGCCGTCCAGGTGTGCGCCGGTACCATCACCGAAGAGAATTTCCTGTTCTTCGACGTATTTCAGCCCATAGCGAAGCTCTGCATCAATCGTTGACTGAAGCTGTGGCATATCGTCGAGGATCTGTTTCGCCGCCTTGAACAGGTGTGCAATAGTGCGAACCGGCGTGATTTTTTCAGCGAAAGCGATATCGCTGTAAGGTTTAGTGGTATTTTCCGCTACCGCTTTAGCGTTATTGGTAAAGCCTGTCTGCTGCACCCAGTAAATGGTATTTGACTCGGTGCGCCCTGGCGCAATCAAATCGCGGATAAACAGACGCTGCTTTGGCTGCGTATCAATACCAGGCAGACGATCCGGCGCAACAATCTGACCGGGAACATTCACTGACAGTAAAGCGGCGCTGACAGGAATGCTCAGGCGCTTGTTGCCTTCCACGCCTGCAGCAAATGTTTTAAGCGCTTCAGAAGAGATAACCTGACGACCAACGCTTTCCACGACTTTGGCAGCGTTGCTCAGCGGCATCTGGGCTACATGTTGCTCCAGCTCCCCCAACGAAGCTTTAAGCACTTTTTCCGCTTCACGCATGGCGTTAAGCTCTGACACCATCTTGTCCACTGTCTCTTTAGTTTCACTAGATAGAGACCCAGCTTTTTTTGCCTCTTTCAGCGCATCTTCTGCTTTCGCATTGAACTTGCCGGTTGCTTCTTCAATGCTGGAGGTAACTTTTTTAAGAATTTCGTTTACTTCAGACATAAAGGGTCCTTATTTGACTAACGCCGACAGGGCGTTTTCAAGGGAATTGATGGTTTCAGGTTTTATTTCATCGGTAGCGCCCGGCGTACCAGCAGGATCGGCAGCAGCGCCTGGCGTGCTACCTGATAAGGCTTTAAGAAGTTTTCGCCGCTCAGAGCGTGGGGTATTCGCTTTCGCTAGAAGCGCGTCGAGCTTCCGTAGGGCGGCAGCAGGGCTGTCGTCGTCGTCAGCGATTTCGTCGGCGGAAAGTAAGCTGTCAGCAAAGCCTCTCTCAACGGCTTCACTGCCGCCGATATAGGTTTCGCCGTCCATCATCTTTCCGACGGTTTCGGCATCAAGACCACTGCGCGCCTGGTAGATATCGCTCATCGCTTTATCAAACGGTGCCAGGTCAGCGGCGATCTGCGCCAGGTCGTGACGATTACCCATCGCGCATACCCAGCAGTTATGGATCATCAGGAATGCACCGCGCCCGATCTGCACATCGTCACCGGCCATTGCGATGACCGACGCCGCCGACGCAGCCAGACCCAGAACCTTCACGGTGACTCTGCCTTCGTACTCGCGCAGCAGGTTATAAATTGCCAGGCCTTCAAACATATCGCCGCCAGGGCTATTGATGTTAACCGTGACATCCGCGCCGTTAAGGGAGCGAAGCGCCCCGGCGATGCGGCTCGCCGTCACGCCCTCGCCATACCAGTCGGAGCCGATTACATCGAAGACAGAGATGCTGTTTTCACCAGACTTTGCGGCTTTAATGCCGCCGTTCCAGCGCTCCATAGCGGAAGACGGCAAATCGCGTTTTTCGTGCGCAAAAGGCCGCCCCTCCGGCGCTCGCGGAAGGCTTTTTAATGTCATCAGTTTTAGTCCTGCGTTTCGGAGGGTTGCGACGCGTGTGCGCCGGTAGATTGTTTCGGTTGAGTGTCACGATCCGGGAATAGCCATCCCTCAAGCGCCGCTCTCACCTTTTCGCCGTTATTTCCGCCATCAATGCCTAGCTGATCGAGTGGTGTCAGATTCAGCTGAACGGTATAGATATCACCACCATCTATTGGTGGGAGATTCTCCAGTCGCCTAACATCGTTGCGTGACATCCAGCCGTTTTGCAGGGCTGTCGTGTAGTAAGCCGAACGGCCCGCACTGTCAGCGCGCAACAGACCTTCCACGGAAAACTCTGCGAAATAATCCTCATCACCATTCAGCAGGCAACGTGCAATTTCCTGCTCAATGTTTACCAGCAACGGGCGCAGCGTATTGGTCAGGAACAGGAGGTTCATACCTTCGACGCTTGATGCCCAACTGCTTTGCTTTGTCATGTGGCCGACCATAAAGGGCGGCACCCTGAACCAGCGGCAAATTTCTTCAATGCTGAATGATCGTGATTCCAGCATCTGGGCATCTTCCGGGTTCAGCGTAATCCCCTGATAGGACATATCACCTTCAAGCACCATCACCTTACCGGCGTTTTTTGACCCCACGAACCGGTTAAGATTTTCGCGGTTTTTCTGGCGCTGCTCTCTGGTCAGCAGATTCTTCGACAGGAAAAACCCTGAGGTCTGAATGCCGTTTTCAAAAATCTTGGCCGCGGATTCTTCAACCGCCATTGCCGCACCGAACACGTCACGCCCGGTACGCATCGGCATCATCCCGCACACCCCGTCCAGGCCAAATCCCCGGATATGCATCATATTTCTGACCGGAATAATGCGCGCAACGCCTTTCTCGGTATAGGTGTACTGCAGTTCACCACTATCCAGTCTTTCGACCTTCATACACTGAGGCAGAAGCGGCACCAGCGATACCAGCTTGCTTCCAATCATCTTTTTCTCAACGTAGGCATTCCCCCGCAGACAGATACTGGCAACTAACATAAGCATGAAGCGGGAAGGTGTCATTTCACTGTTCGGGCGTCGGCACAGCACCTGGTAAGCCGGATGCTTTAGCGCCAGCTTGCGGGAGCCATCAGCCGCCCTTTCGTATACCTTCATGGGCAGGGTGGAAACGGATTCACTCAGCAGGCGCACACAGGACCATACAGAAGACAGCGCCAGCGCTTTTTCTGCGGTCACGACTTTGCCGCTGCTACTGGCGCCGTACCACTCCTGCCAGAAAGCCGCGTCATTCAGCCCAATCGACTCACCGAGCCAGTTAACAATCGCGCTTTTGATGCGGCCCGGACGTTTTTTTTCCTTCATCAGATACCTACCATGATCGGGTCGTCAAAAAAGTCATCAGGATCACCGCTTTCCACCAGAACAGCGTCTTCCGCCGCCCCGATCGCCATGGCAGATGCCACTACGCCATCGATGCGCCCGGTGCTTTTCTTTTTGGCAAAGATGCGGTTGTCCTTCTGGTCAGCCTCAAGAACTGCAGAGGCGGCATTCCATCGCAGGCAGGGGTTAGTGCGGATAGCAAGCGCCCTGTTGTTCAGGTGCTCTTCAAACAGCTCAATTGATCGCGGCATCCACAGACCAGACTCCTGCGCTTTATAGAAGCCCTGGCCGTGAGGGATCAGGTCAACGCTTACCGATTCGTTTTCCAGTTCAGGTTCAAGATATTTAATTCGGTACTGGTCAAACGCGATGCATTTAATATCGTATCTGGCTGCCAGCTCACCGATACGAACGGCAACAAAACCGTAATTTACCGCTTTACCCGGCGGGGCATGGATGTAACCGTTTCGCAGCCAGGCGTCATAGGGGACGTGGTCGGTTTTGGCTCTCTCGAGCAGTGTGTCTTTAGGGGTCCAGAACTCGACCAGAAGCTTTTTCGATTTCGGGAAGTAAAGCGCAAGCGCGGTAAGGTCACGTGAACCTGACAAGTCCAGCCCGCCATAGCATTCCTCGCCTGTCAGTTCTTCAGGATCGAAGTCCTCTTCGCAGTTCATCCAGGTGTCACTGTCAACCCACGGATCAGCTGACTCCACCCACTGGCAGAAATTGAGCCGCCGTACGATGCTCTCTTTCGACGGCATACCGCGTGCCTGCGTAACCTGCTCGCGCAAATATTTGTCTGTAAACGTCTGGCCCAGTGATGGGTTAGCCTTGCCCCAGCAGGTTTCATCTTTAAACGGGTCGTCGCCTTCATCCAGCGAGCAGATGAAGCTGAAAAAGCTATCATCTTCCAGGTCACCGGCTGCAACCTTGCGACCGTATTCGTGATATTCGAAACAGACGCTGGTTTTATCGTGTCCGCTGTTGGTTATGAGGAACATTAAAGCCTGCCGCCGCCCTTTGGTACCAGCGCGCATCATTTCAACAACAGCGTTAGTCTTGTGTTCGTGAACCTCATCTATAAGTGCGCCGTGCGGACGCGGACCCGACTGACCGTCGTCTGAGCTGATTGGCTTGAAAAAAGAACCTGTCTGCAGGAACGCAAGGTTCCAGACGTTCAGGCCAGTGCCGGATTTGGTAATGCGCTGTGCCAGTGCGGGGGACTGATCGACCATCGTCACCGCATCGCGAAAAAGGATCATCGCCTGGTCTTTTTTTGTGGCCGCCGCGTAAATCTCAGCGCGCGGCTCTTTGTCCGCCATAAGAAGATAAAGGCCAACGCCGCCCGCCAATGGCGACTTGCCCGAACCCTTACCTGACTCGATGTAGCTCATGCGAAAACGGCGCGTGCCGTCCTCTGCCTTCCAGCCGAAAAGAGAACCAACAATGAAGCACTGCCAGGGCAGCAGGATAAATGGCTTGCCCTCATGCTCACCGCCGTTAAGCTTCAGCACCTTAGCGAAGAATTCTATGACACGCGTTACTGCCTCAACATCCCAGAACAGGCCCCTTCTCGGCCCCTCCTCCAGATCGCGCAGGTGTCGCGCGCAGGCGGCGCGAATATCCGGCCCAGCCAGTTTTTTCCCGCTTTTAACGTCAAGTGCATATTGAGTTGCCGGGTCAACCGAAGAACTGGTTGAGCGGGTCTTCTTCTTTTTCTCCACCATTAACATTTACCTTCGATCGCGCTGCAGGCGTTAAGCCAAATTCCACCAGATAACTTTTGAAGCGGCGATCTGCATCAGCAAGCATTGATACCGCCGGGTTTGCTTTGATAAGAAATCCGCCTTCAGTCTGAACCGTGTAGGTTCTGCCTTCTTCGGCAATCGTGATCCGTAACTGGAGAATGTCAGCGTAGATATCACACAGTCTTTCGAGCGCCAGAACGTCAGCGACGGTCAGCACGCCCATTTCATCAAGAAGAACAGTCAGCTTTCCCCACGCCACTTTTCCCCAGTCGGTGAGGTGTGACGGCGGACTCGGGATCTCTCTTGCGGGTGAAGGTTCTTTGTCATTAAGTTTTCGCTTGCCCGGATTGCCGGTAACGACCTTAAGGTGGGTCGGTTTCGGGCGTCTTCCTGCCATCGGAACCTCCCAGAAAAAAACTTTTCATTTCGCGGTTGTGCATAAAAACGGGGGCGGGCGGTCAGGAAGTCGCTGCCTCCTGAACTCTGCCCCCGCCCCCCAGAATGGTTGATAATCGTTCTCATTTGCGCCAATGGGATGACGGAGCAAGCGGCATGCCGTTTTCGTCGCATCCGATGACGTGACCGCGCTTCTCTTCGCGCTGCTTGGTGGAATCGTGGTGCTGCTTACAGAGGGGCTGCCAGTTGGCCTTGTCCCAGAATAGCTTCTGAGCCTTTGCTATCGCTTCCTGCGTCCCGCCGTTCAGCGCTTCTTTCAGTTTGTGCGGTTTGATGTGATCGACAACGGTAGCCGGTACAGCTCGGTTTTGCCGCAGGCACATGACGCATAAAGGATGAGACTTCAAAAATGTGAGTCTGGCTTTGTCCCACCGGCTGTTATAAATACGTGGCGCGGGCATGTTTGCTCCAATAAAAAAACCACCAGCAAATGCCAGTGGTCTGAAGTTGTATGAGCAGATAAAAAAGCAGTCAGACTAAATGTTGTACTCGCCAGAAATGAAAGGCTTCGCAATAAATGGGATAAGTAAGTCCCTTACTTTGTCGCGGCTCACCTTACCTTTCATGTATTCGCTATGCCTCTTGAAAAGGGCATGAAATTCCATCCCAATCTCATGCGTTCTGAGATTAACTTCCATCAATGTCACACAGAGATAAATTTGATTCATGGACGCTTCTAGAATCAAAGCAGGTTGCTGGCAGTTTGGATCTTGTGGATCGAGCTTTTCAGGCATAGCGAGCAAAAGATTCCGATAATTTATCAGAGATACTTTTAAGGCTTTCTTTTCGTTATGCTTTTCTTGTTTCCTCCATGTTTTTAAGGCTAATAAAGCAAAGCAAGCTGCCACTAAAGTAACGATTCCGGAAAACCACGTACCCAGCATTGCCCATAAAGCCCAATCAGCTGCTTCTCTGCTGGCAACAAGCGCCTCATATGAAATGTAATTAGCATCCATGTGCACCTCACTTTAACGATGAGATAATTCTATCGGAACGTATTATCTAAGGCACTCAGTGAATGCAGGCTGGATACCTTAACCCCTACAGGGGATATTTATGATTTATCCCCTATAGCCATTACGATGAGTCTGCCCATAGCGATCACAATAGAAAACCACCCTGACGCGGTATACTTCAAAAAATAAAATTTAATCTAGTTTTTGTAGGCCTTTGCTGCAGCACTCGAAAAACAATTTGCCAAACTTGCTTAAACTAATAAACCAAAAAGCATACGCGGAAGACCTTGTTTGCCGCCACTCATCAGGCACTTCGATATCATTACCACAATACTCTATAAGCTCAAGAGATCTAAGGTGATCAATATACATATAGAAATTTTGCGGGAAATGCATATCCTCTGGCTTCAAGAAGATTTCTGTAAGACTTGTCTCGACATTATTTATAGGGAATCTAGCAGAGGAAAAATGCGTTTCCCTCTCATTTTCGCTTACAACTCCCCAGTCAGCCATTCGCCTAACATACGGTGAACACTCGTTCTCAGATAATTTGAGTAGTAAGAAGGCTTCGTCTGAGGATAACTGTCCAATTATATGAATGAAGGAAGGATGAGCTAAATTAACCCTCTGCGAATCCATTGATGCTGAAAGAAGATCTATATACATGTCAGAAATTAAATTGTCATGAACTTGAAATCTTAATTTATCTGCCACTTCAAGAGCTAGGCTATCGCTTGGAGCAATCCTTCTTGATTCTGGAACTGTTTTTAATGCTTCAGCGAACCTTCTATCAATTAAATCTTGGCGATGAGCAGCAACCTGTAATGGATAGGTGATGTATCGCAATGTTTTCAAAATGCTTTCACCTAAAGCCCCCATTTGCTTTAATGGTCCTTTAGGCCCGTCATTATAAATTTCAAGTAACATCTCTTTCGGAATAGCCCTTAACGCTTCGATTAAATCCTTATCCATGCATCCCCCTTTAGCAAAGTAAGCATGAAGTTTATCACTCTATCACTGGAATCGCTGTTTCGTGTGATATTTCACATAGCCCAGTTTTTTCTTTGCTGTGTTTGCCTGTTCGGTGAGGTTTAAGGAACTACGTTCAAACCTGCCGCGGCACAGTTATGTTCCCATGCTTTGTTATGCGCCAGGATGTCTTTCTTCGTCTGCCGGTCCAGCACATCAATGTCGTGATCAGTAAGGTAGATTGGCTTTACCCAGTCACAGGCGGTATCAACCACCACCGGGACGCTTCCACGAGTCATGCAGCTCGCGATCAACATCGTCATCAGGCATACGGCTAACAGTCTGCTGTACATTGCTGGCCTCTTTCGTTACTTCTACCCGGCGTTCGGCTACTGCCTCAGTGGCTGCGGCCTTTTCTTCTGCTCGCTGCTGGTCAGCTTTGGCTTCCGCTTTGTTGGTGCCGCGTGAATGACCGATACCAAAGGCACCTGCGATAGCAGCCATTACCAAAGCAGCAAGACCAATTATTACTTCTAATCCCATATCAACCTCACACCAGTACCGTTTTGGCCTTACCGAAGCGAGCGCGGCGATCTTCCAGCCCGTTTGTTCCGCCGTTGATAATCTTAGTCACCTGCAGCAGGTTATCTGAATAGTTCAGGCATCCCTTGGTAGCGAAGAACCATGCGGCGCTTCTGGCTGCATAAGTGGGCTCGGCTAACAGCTCAGGCTGCTGAACCAGATCAACCATCAAGGCATTACCGCAGTCACGGTAGTTATCCAGGAACGTAATGCCGATGAGGCCACGCCCACGGTATTTCCATCCATCACCTGGCGCGTTGTTACCGTAGCGTTTGCTATATACCAGGTTAGCTATGGCACACTGGCGCTCAATTGGTAATGCACGCTCTTCAGGTCGGCGGCCCAGAGCGTTAGCCTGGTCCTGTGTGATGCGTCCAGCCCGAATGAAGTTTGCCAACCCCACTACGCTGTAGTTGAAGTTTTCCTGCAGCCGGGTGAACCCTGTCGACTCATGCCCAGCCTGCGCAATGAACATCGCCTGATCTACCAGCTTGATGATGCCGAACTCATTCATCGCATCACTGATTGGCTGGTACCAGCGCGCAGCTAACTCGGCGCTTAACCCAGCCGCCTTTTGAAATTGTGATTGGTTCATTAGTGCCTCAGTGCATCAATCAGACGCGCCACGTTTCCCCGAGCCCAGAGAACGGCAGCACAAATCAGGACGTTCACCAGCACCACAAACCAGTGTGATTCGTGATACAGTCCGAACAGGTAACGGAAAGGGACACTGGCGTATACCAGCACCGTGAAATAAGCCATCAGCGATATCATAGGGCGATGCCTTGCCCCGCCACGCTGGTAGAACATCAGTGCAATAACGATGACAGCAGAGATAATTGCGTTTGCCATCGCACTTGGATCACTTGTTACCATTGCTGGCCCCTCCTCCACGTAATCGAGAGAGAATTCCAAACAGGCTACCCAAATCCTGGCTGTTGACGAACGTCAGCAGCTTAATAGCAATAGCGGCTACGATTACCGCTCCCAGTGCATCAAGTGGCCTGTCGCTGTACCCCGTCCATTTGGAGAAGTAAGAGCCAAGCAGTGGCGCTCCAATTACACCGAAGATGAATGAGGTGATGAAATAGCCCACCAGCTTAAGACGACCGATATTAACCGCCGTAGCCACATAGAACACCGCGCCAGCGAAAGCACCAAACACCACACCGTAATCAATGCCAGTTGCCAGGCCAAACATGCTGGCCCCCATCAGACCACCAGCCGCTACCGTAGTGCCAGAAACAGGATCGGACATTTAGCCCCCTCTTATTGCCGTGAGTCCTCTCAGAATGAGGGGAAATATAAAATGAACTTTAAGTTATCTAAGAATAGGATTAATCTCAGCATTCGATAAAATGCTGAGGATAAACAGATGAGTAGATTTACTGTTAGGGTCGAACTCCATAATAATCAGCCCGACGATTATGAAGAACTTCACGAGAAAATGTTGGCTGCAGGTTTTGTCAAAACCATTACAGAAGATGATTCAGGAAAGACTTATAAGCTTCCGGACGCTGAATATAACTACACATCAGACGAAAAAAAGGCAGAAGTTGCACAAAAAGCTTATAACATTGCCAAAACAGTAAGAAAATTTCCTTCAGTTCTGGTTACCAAGTCTGCCGGTAGATCTTGGATAAACCTTAAGCCTGATGAATAGCAAAAAACCCGCCAAGAGCGGGTTTCTTTTTTGTTCTGTTGCTCTGTTCGCTCTAACGTCCCGAGCTTATCAGAATTTAAGCACTTTCCGCGCAATCATTCAAGTAAAATCTGTCGCCATTTGTGCCGAATGCGTCACACATTGGTCCATATAGCATCGATTCTGCAACATTTAACCAAACATCGATCCGACTCTCACAGGTTCTCAAACACAACTCAGGATGCTTTTCTGTCAAATCACGAGCCATTGCCTTCTTGCTCAAGCCGCGCACATATCGTTTTTCGATTACCGAGTAGAGTTTTTCATTTCCAGAACGTACAAGGATTTCGCTCAGCACTGAATCTATCTTCATTGCCTCGTCATCAGTGCAGAACGCCAGTCCACTCTTATTCTTCCCTTCAAGGATCTCTTTAAAGAATGCCTCTAGCTCGGGTTTAGTGATTCCGGATTTCTTCATGCGGCGAATCGCGTCGTTAATAGCTGTCTTGGTGATCTTTCCAGACGCTAGAAGCTGGTTAAACATGTTCCCACCAGAACCGCCGCCAATGTATGACCAGCGACCCCACATGCGCAACTTTCCCTGAATCCAGATGCTTTCGAGTGTACGAAGGCGAACCATCTCGCCGGCTTTGCCAACTTCAGAAGGGTTAATCATTATGCGTCTCCACTACGCTAATACGCCGATTGCCAGCGCACGATCTAAAAATCGAAACAGCAGCGTTAACTGATCGCCGTATTTCGCTTCAAATGCCACAGGGCCAGCGTGCAACTCGTCGTGATGCTCTCTGCACAGAGGTATCACAAACAGGTCATGCGCTTTGGTACCCATACCACCTTGCCCGTGGCCTATCAGGTGATGGGGATCGTCTGCCGGTTTAGAACAGCAGACACACGGCTGAGTTTTCACCCAACGCGTATACTTCTCATTTTCCCAGCGGCGGCGCTTGGGTTTCAGCATGAAGGATTCCGGAGTGTCTGGATCAACCTTCATCGCAACTATCTTTTTTGCTTTCTCCTGCAGTAGTTCTACCGCTGGTAACGAAGGAGTAATGTCACTTTCGCGCATTACTGATTGCATAGGTTCCGGCTGTAGCCTCAGAGCCTTGATGGCTATGCTTTCCGGGATAACATCTGCCAGGCCGTTCTTCACCAACCACCAGCAGAACTCAGGAAGCGTAAGCACGTGGTCCTCACTGAAGCCAAGTTGACCGCTTACGGCCTTCAACAGCCAGGATACCAGGTTTTTACGGGCAATGCCTGCCAGCCTTTCAGTGGATTGATCACGTAACTGGTTATCACAGCCCCAGCAAAGGAGGATGCTGCCTGGTTCGTGCCGCATGATGGTGAAGTCGTCCGCGTGCCAGTCGTTATGAGTCCACTGACATTCACGTTTTTTCATCAGCCAGGAATCAAGAACAGACAGGCCACCAGCGCGCTGGATCACCCTGGGGTTTTCGAAAACTGACTGTAAGCTGGAATCCTCGGCCAGGGGCTGATGAGATTGCGGTAAGGCTCCAGACGGCATATCTGCCAGCTGTTCGCCGGGAGTTTCGATCACAACGCGCCCCTGACGGAACAGCCACATTAACTCGCTTCCGGGCCGGAAGAGCACAACCCCGGCAATAGGTGCAATCTCAGGTGTCAGTAAAGCTCTCACGCCATCTGCCCCTTAGCGATGTGCTCCGCCCACAGGCCACCTACCCAGCGCACACCCTTCGCCGTAAATCTCGCCTGGCTGAATGCGTGGTTTGAAGTCACTGATGTTCCTGTTTTAACTTCAAAGCGTCCAGCGTCGATATGCTGATGCCGCGGCGTCAGCGTTCCGCCGAGACGGTACATGATTTCGTTCTCGATCAGGAAAAGGCGAAACTCAGTCTCTTTGGCTTTAAGCAGTTTCGCCACCTGGCGGAATGAGAGTGAGCCGCTGGCGGTGCAGTAACGATCTACGAATTCGACTTTTGGTGCTGCTTCGGCGAGTTCAAGCGTCAACCTCTCTTTCTGCTCGGCAAGGTCAGCAGCAAGCCGCAGCGCCTCTGGCAAGGACTGAGGAACGCTCATCTGCTGTCCGCTTTCAAGTTCCTGCCAGCGGTCAACCAGGCGGGCAGTAAATTCGGGGCAGAGCTGCGCAACAATCACATAACTGTCACGCTTATTCACCTGGTAGTGGTGATACTCCTGGCCGTTTTGCGGATGGGTGTACGGCAATGCCGTATACCCCTCGATGACTCCTTTACCCATCAGTCGTTCGATAGTAATGCACACATCAGGGTGACGTGAACCTACAAGCGCGGCGATATCCCGGCTGGACATAGTCATCGTCTGGCTTGCTGCTACAGCGTGATGTGTAGCGCAAAGAGTGAATATAGTTGTCTGATTCATGCGTTTCTCCACTTATCAAGCGGCTGCACCCGCCAATGGTTCATGTTTGGTGATCGTGATATCCACCTTTCCACCTGGTACCTGCGGCCCCCACTCCACCAGCATGCGTTTTACCTGACAGTCGTCCTCCCAGATGCCAGCATGAGTCAGAGCGTCGAACAGCGCCTTGTTGTAGTTGTCTATGTCACGGCGACGAGCATCCGGCGGATAGAGGACGATCTCTACCGCTGCGGCTGCCGCTGATGGTTTCGGCAGGCGGCGAAGCTGTTCAATGATGGCGGCACATGCTGCGCTCTGGTATGCCCTTCCCTTTGCGCTGATAAGATGCCGACCTTTAAGCGGGCCGCTGTTCGGCGCGCGCCAGTAGGTGTTAACGCTTGGTGGGAACGGCAGAGTTAATTTCATGGTTTCACTCCGCGTTCTTCCAGCCAGGCGACGGCGTTCTCTCTGGCACCCTGTTCACCGTTAACAAGCGCCCTGATGATCGATGTAGCATCCATATCGCATTCAGATTTGAGGACGGTTATTCCCCGGGCAGCGCCAGGCGCAACGGAGATATAGCCCTTCTTCTGAAGCGATTTCACATGGCCTGCCGCGGTGTTTCCTGAAGAGCAGCCAATCAACCCGGTAAGCTCTGATATCGTTGGCGGAAACCCTGTACGCTCTTTGTAGAGGTTGATGGCAGCCAGCACCTCACTCTGACGTGGTGTTAATCCGATCATGACTCCACTCCATAGCGCCCGTTCAGGCGACCAATTTCACTGTTAAACTTCACCAGGGTTACGCCCAGCGGCTTCACCTGTTCGTGATACTTTTTGAGGATCGGCGGAACAGCAGTGTTCCAGCTTGGTTTGGGCTTCTGTTTCAGCGCTTCCCTTATCTCCCGGATGCAGCGCCGCGCAACATCACGGACTGCATTCTCCTGCTCGGCTGAAAGTTTCATGCTGCGCGTTCCTCCGGTTTGCTAATCGACGCCACCCAGCCAGGCAAAAGCTCAACATCAGATGATTCGGCCTGATTCCCCCAGTGGTGCCAGCCAGGTGCGCCGCAACGACTGAAGAGCTCAATGCGTGGAACGTCACCGTAAAGCTTCTCCAGACGGAAGCGGGCCTCCTCCGGTTTCGCGCTATGCTCACCCAGTGGGCTGTAGATCACCTGCTTCACGCTCGCGTTCAGCCTTTCCAGCCCCTTACCACGGGTGGCGATGAGAAGATCCTCGGTGTTGGCTCGGGTGTAGTTGCCGCCATTCATCTTCGTCTGACCGTTCAGCAGATCGAGGAAGTCGTAAAAGTCCTCAACATTGCCGGATGCCAGCGCTTTGTTGATGTGCTGTTCTGCCAGAGGGTTGAACTTAACCCAGGTGAATCCCTTCATCGTGCGAACCTTAAAGCCCCACGCCTCTGCCAGTTCGATAGCCTCGCGGGTATGGGTGCCGGTGAACCACATAGCCAGAACAGCATCCTCGGCAGCCAGGTCCCAGACAGGAAGTCGCTTCATGTCGATAAGCTTCATGGTTCCGTAGTGATTCGTGGCAGCGCCGTTACTGATGGTGTTCCCGTATTCCCAGGCTGGATCGGCGTAAATTAGTGAATATTTCATCAGTGGCCACCATTAAATTGACCAGCCAGGAACCACTGACCCTCTGGCTTTAAGGTTGATTTGGCCTGACGCAGACAGCGCTGGCGCTCTTTGAGGCAACGCTCACGCTCGGTGATCACATCAGAACGCTGGAATGCCTCAAACCAAAGGGAGGCGGCGCGACGGTACAGCCCCTTTTCCTGCAGAGCTTTCGCGTTCTTGATCAAAGCGTCTGCCCCGGTGTCTACGCGCTGAATAGGCTGACCACATCCAGCTGAAGCGTTCACTGCGTAGTAGCGGTACTGAGAACCAACAAGTTCGCGGGTGGTGAAGTTGAAATCATGCAGCCGGCAGACAGTGCGCTGAACAGAGTCGATGCTGAAATTGGAGAAAGCATCAGCAATCTCACGGCTGGTTAAGCCAGGGTTATCAGCGATGAACATTTCGAGTGTTTTCATAAGGCTCATTATTTTGCTCCTCTGAAACCAGCAGGGATTGTTTTATCTGGAGTGCAAATTCTCATCACGTCAGAGGTTTTACGCTGCCCTTCCCAGTCCTGACGTTTTGGCCGCCCTTTGCTGTCCCAGCGGGATGCGCTTTGCAAATAAGATTCGAATTTCTTTGGGCCAAACAGCGTTTCAGGGCGCATGTACTGATACTGGTCCTCGTTACCGCTCCAGTGCTCATGCTTCAAATCGATAACCATTTTCAGGTCGTCAACACTGAACCCCTCTCGCAAGCGGCCCCGGATGTTCTCAAGAGAGGTTTTTGATTTCTGATAACGCGATCCACTGACCTGGTTGAGATGGGTTAACACCAGAATTGCATTGTCAGTGATCAACACTTCAGGGTCGGGTTGCAACGCAACCGGACAAGAAGGGGTTTTATTCTCTGTAGTACTCTCTGTTGTATTCTCTGTAAGAACATCAGTGCATTTTGACCTGATGACAGCGGTTCGTTTTGACCCGATGGAGCGTTTCACACTGACCTGTTCCATCGGTTCATTTTGACCTGATGGATGAGCGCATTTTGAACTCTTCGATTTAGTCACTTTGACCTCATCTAAAAGCTCGCTTTCGTAGTTGATCGTGTAATAGTTCGTCATGTCGCGCTGGGACTTGTTCAGCTGCTCAATTTTGAGTACGCCGAGAGTCTTCAGGCGGGTGAAAGTGCGCTTGAGAGTGGACTCTGACCAGAACGGGAACTGCTCCAGCCACTGCTCGTTAGTGTTATAGATCCAGCGCACGCCGTCGCGCTCCAGGCCGGAGTTTGTCTCTTTCAGCCAGTAGTTCACCTGCTGCAACGCAATCGCCTCATTGAGGCCAATGCTGTACGCAAGGTCAGGGTTTATCACTATTGGCCGGGATGGCATTAACAGGCTCATGGCAGTCCTTTAACTCTGTAAATTTGCGCTGGAATTGCTCAAGAGGGCTGAAGCACTCATGACCGTACCCTTCGCGAAGGTATATAACGCGTCGTGTATCTGGCTCCCATCGGATAACCCGAACAAGGATGCCTCGGTGGTCTCGGAACCTCCGGTCAACTTCAGCCATTCTTCGCGCCCCTTCTCGTTCATCAGAGCAAATGCGGCTACCATTTCTGCACATGGCTGGTAGTTGTTGTCTCCGCTATCGCCGGATACTATTCCCACATAGCCGAACGGGGATTCTTTCCCAACCAGCGGCAGGCATCTGAATTGCTTCGCTGGCCTGAATCGGTTTAAACTGTTCATGCGTTAGTTTCTCCACTAAAGAACCGGCGCGCCCGACGCCTCGAGCTGCACACTCGGGGCGTCACCTTTTCTGCCGGTTGAAATAAAAACATCTACTGCCTGATCCGATACGCCCACTCCATAAAGCGCCATGAAGCCCAGAAACCCGTGAATCTGGTGACGAAGCTTGTTGTTGAATAAATCCGAAAGGGTCTTACGTTCCTTACGGTCAATCACACCATCTGCTGCTGCAGCCATCTTTGCTGATGCCAGTTCGCCAGCTGCAGCCGTCACTTTCATATCGAGTTCATAGAGATCAACGTTGTCCAAGCTACCCGGAGCCGGAATATCCACCAGCAGTTTTCCGCATTGCGCTGCAAAGTACTCAGCCAGGTGAGCGGTATTAGAAATTGACTGCATCTTTTCCAGTTCAGCCAGGGTGAAAAACCGGCTGCTGCACTTCTGGTACATATGGTTGTGAAACTGATCGATGGTCATACCAAGTTCGGCTGCCATACCGACACGACCATTTTTATGTGCCTTACACATCAGACGAATCGCTGTGTTTATGCTGTCTACCATTTTGTTTTTCCTTTGGTAGTTATTTTTAGGCCGCTGATTCGGTAGATTGCAGCGGTGGGAAAACATCATCGATACTTACATTTGCGCCAAAATGATTGAGGGCAGAAACGATGGCGCGGCACTGATCGATGTTCATTTTTCTCTTGCTGTTTTCGTAATGACAAACAGCGCCTTTGGTCACTCCAAGGACATTTGCTAAGTGCCCTTGAGTGATGCCTAGCTTGGTTCTAATTGCTCGAAGGTTATTCATTTCACTCTCCTGTTCACAATAAGAAATATACATTTTGTATCTTTAATTCGCAAGTAAGATATACGTTTTGTGCCTCGATTAAAAGTATACAAGTTGTATTATTTGGGTATGACTATGAAATGGTACGACTTGGCTAAAACCCTGATGAAAACTCAGGGGATAACTCAAGAGCAGCTTGCTGAACACCTTGGTATCACCAAAGGTGCAGTAAGCCATTGGCTAAACGCCCGGCGTGAGCCCAGCCTGGGGGAGATCGCACGAATCCTTGAGTTTCTAGGTAAGAAAAATTTTTCCGTTGGAGCGGGTGGCTTAATCATGGACGAGAACCTTAAAGGGGATGTTGAGTATGTGGGACGCTATAAACCTGGCAAGAAATATCCCGTATTAAGTAGCGTCAAGGCAGGAGCCTGGGGTGAAGCCGTCGAAGCTTATACCCTGAAAGATATTGACCAATGGCTTGAGTCAGATGCTCATATTCAGGGAGATGCCTTTTGGCTAGAAGTGGAAGGTGATTCTATGACCGCGCCAGCCGGGCTGAGCGTTCCTGAGGGTACGTTTGTTTTGTTTGACACGGGAAGAGAACCAGTAAACGGAAGTTTGGTTGTTGCAAAACTATCAGATACAAACGAAGCCACCTTCAAAAAATTAATCATTGATGGTGGTCAAAAATATTTGAAGGGACTTAACCCTCAGTGGCCTCTTGTGCCAATCAACGGCAACTGTAGAATTATAGGCGTTGGTGTTGAAACCAAGCTACGTCTCATCTAAAGACTCCTTACAACCCAACTTTCTGGTTGGGTTCAGAAAATCGTATTCGAAAACCTGCCCGAATATCTGAATGCCGAAATGACATTACCCCTCTCTTTTACCCATAAAGATACATAACGTTGCCTCTCATTTTTTGTATACAAATCGTATTGACTAACATGGATACGTTTTGTATATTCAATTCATCAACAACATTCCTGTGAGCAAAAAGAATGAGCACAAGCGCAAACAGAAAGATGATTACTCTCCCAGATGGGATGAAGTTCAGTCCTGTTTATAGCAAGTGCCCTAAGTGCGGTTGTGATTTAGAGAAGTGGCATGATTCCTTTGTAGATCAGGTAAGCGCCAATCAAGCAAAGAATCGTACCGGTGATACTGAATGCGCGCTTGAAGCCAGTGCCAAGAAATCTCTGGCCCATAGCCTCTTCAACAACTGTGTATCGTGGATGGTTTTTCCATTCTCCACAGCAAAAAAATACGCCGCCAAGAGAAATAAGAAGCGCGGAGTTGGTAGGAAGTTTTGGTAGTAGTCCGCCAGCAGTAGAGAGGAATACGACCGTGCAAATGACGATCAACACCTTGTACCAAACATCCAACTGAAGATTGGATAACGGATTGTTCATGTTTTTCAATTTCTTGGTTGTGTGAGAACTCCAAGAATACCACCGAGCCTGACGTGGTGAAAAGACAGGCACTTTTGCAGTACGGCATATGGCACATGTGTCGCAGCGGTCCGGCAGGGTTCCTCTATGCTACTTTCCATGCCGGGTAGCCGGAATGTGCAAGCCAGGCACGAACGACAGTCAGAGACGTTTCACCAGCGTGGCGGTTAGGTGTGACACCTCGGAAGAGACGAGGGTGCAACGATGAGAGCATTGGCGATGAGCGGGCCATCATACAAGCCGCAAGACGATCCGGAGGCATCAGCCAACCGTATCAGTGCTCTCAGCGTTGTGGAAGTAGATTTTCAGCTTGGTACCTGAAGCGAAGAAGAAGCTGGAAATCTCCGGCTGGTTACCGGCCACAACCAAATCACGTCGCCAGCGTGGTAACCCGTAGTAACGAAAGCTGTGTGTAGTCTTGGCGGTCGGTAGTTGTGAATGTCCTTAATGCCGACCGCCCATTTTCACAGCTGAAAGCGCATTCCTTAATCCATCAGTTATGGGTGACAGGTGTGAAACATTGGAGTGCGCTTCCAGTTGTGTGGAGAACTAACCGGCGATGGCAGTCGCCCGCTTCATTAAGCGCCCTACCCTGGGTGCTTATTAAAGCGAACCCAAAATATTTTTATCGCCGTCAGGCGCGGGGTTCGTGCAACCAAAATTCAGCGGATTTTCCACTGGAGGACTGATGAACCACCTCGAATTTATTGAGAAAAACGTTAAGGAACTGCTGATTAAACAAGGCTTTTCCTCTTCGGTGGCTCAGGGGGGGGGGCATGGCAAGCGATTGATTTATATAAACGTATGTCGCAAGCCAGCAAGAAAGGAGCAATTTTCGATGATGTGATGCGGCATGCGAAAGCCTGGGCAGACAAACAGGTAACAAAAGCTGAAATCACTAAACGAAAACGCACCTCCCCAAAAGACCAAGGCGGCCTCTTTTAAGTTGTAAGGCCAAAAATTCAGCGTCGTGCAGGACGCTTATATAACGGAGAAACTAACCATGACGAACGCACAGACCGTCACCGAGTTACAACCACGCATGACCAGAGAGCAGCTGATCGACGCCGCCCGTAAAGCGGCCCCTCTCCTTCCCCCGGCTTATCGCGGGATCATGACCGAACTGGCTAACCGTCTGGACTATACCAGCGTCGCGCTTTGTGAAGCCATGGCACAGCGTAAAGAGCTGGCCACGCAGAACGCGACTCTTCGTGAAGACGTAACCAGCTGGGCCAAAGAGTGTGACCGCATCGAAGAACGCCACACCAAAACGCCAACCAATATGCACTTACTGGAAGCGCAGCGTGAGTTACGTGAACTGCCTGCGGTGGTCGTTTGCCTCAATAACGAGGTGGCGCTCTGATGGCTAACTCATTTAAGCAGATGTCCCGCGACGGGACTATCAAGCGCACTGATACCGGCATGTTCATCAGTCTCGACGATATCCACGTTCGCGCAGGCTTCAACAAGCGTCATGACGACGATGAACGAACCATCCAGGCAGATGACCAACTGTTTACCTACCTGATGAACGGTGGTTCGGTTCCTCCATTGGAAGTTATCGCACGTGATGAGGGTGGTGTTTGGGTTGTTGAAGGCCACCGCCGTCGCCGCTGCTATGAGCGCTGCCGCGCCGCGGGTAAGCCCGTCGACAGAATTCACATCATGCCGTTTAACGGGAACGATGTTCAGCGCCTGGCGCGGATTATGACCAGCAATAACCAGCTGCCCCTTTCCGATATTGAGCAGGCTGCGGTTATTCAGGAGCTGCACAACGCCTTCAACCAGACCACTAGCGAGATTGCAAAGCTGGTCAACAAGTCAGTCTCTACGGTTGAAAAATTACTGACGCTCAGTACCGCAAATTATGACGTTCAGCAGGAAGTTAAATCCGGGGCCGTCTCCGTAGATGTTGCCGTTGATCGCGTAAAAGAGTACGGCGAAAAGGCTGGTGAGGTGCTGCAGCACGATAAAGCTGTTGTCGCCGCCCAGGGTAAAACGAAAGTTACCCGCAGCGCTATCGCCCCAGAACTCAGCATCAAGAACGCGCGTCGTTTCGTGGAATTGATGGCCCAGGCTGAAATCAGTGACGAAGGTGTGTTCACCATCCAGGGTGCTGCTCTGGCCGAAGCTCTGTCCATTGTCGACGAATACAAAGCGATTGCTGAGGTACGAGAAACCTATCGCCTGTCTCAGCCAATCCCTTCCGCTGAGGTACGCGGGAAAATCCTCTACGTCTGTCTAGACGGCATTGAAATTGGTTCTGCACCAATCTACCGGGGCAAGAACGTGTACCTCAACGGGATCATTACCAGCCAATCAAAAGCAGTGGCCCACTTCGTTAAGCAACATAAACTTATAAAGAATGAGAATCATCATCATGTGAACCCATAAACCTACGAGAAGTAAGCAATCACATGAGATGTTGATGATGAGTGTTATCGTTATTGGTAAACTAGCTTCAGGTTTGGACTGATGGGCATACAGAATAATTTTGTTATTTATAAAATAGGAAGCGCTTATTGTCAGAAATTTACAAGGGATGACATAAATAAATATTAATATCACAAGAGGGCAGCCATGGATACATGGTTACTCAAGAATAAAATTTTAACATACAGTAATAAGGCAATTATGATTAATTATAAGGTTATTGAACATCTAACTTGGCTATGGTCTTTTTTTGATATTAAATTACTGACATTCATAGCTGCAGGGTTTACTATTTTCTTCGGATATCAAAAAATATCAAAGAAAGTCGCTGCTTCTTTCGGTTTATCATCAAATCGAATTTATGACACACATATACCAGCAGTAGTCCTTTCGAACAAACGAGATAACACTCTTTCAATCTCTTCGATCTCAATCAGGATTGGTTTTAAGGGGTTATTAAATCTGAAAAAATTTGACACCCCTTTAATTCTTAAAGGATATGATGCTGTAAAAGTTGATCTGCCACTGTTTAGCAAGCTCTTTAAGGGGGCGGATGAGATAGTTATAGACATCATGGATGAAATCACATTCTATATTTATACGACTTCAGGAACTAGAATCACATGTATAACTGAAAGTAGTAATTATCTAGAAAACATTAGAGACAACATAGCTAAGCAAAATGTTATACTCAATAACATTGTACTTACAGACCGAATGAAGTATATATTTTTTTATAAGAAAAATGGTTCTGAAAAGCATGTAATTATAGATAAATCGAATTTCTTTAATGATGACAACCCTTTTCATTTTAATATGATTCCAGATTTTAACAAGGAGACTTTCACTGAAGCCCTAATAAGATTTGGATATCATAGGACATTTGAAAATTACATGTTATTTGAAATAGATGACAAACTGCAAAGTAAATTCATTTTGAATAAGCAACAAGTTCAGAATGAATTGGTTGACCAAAATTAATTAGTATCGGGTGCAGCCGGTAAAGCGGAGGAACTTATGTCCCGTATGATTTCTTTAATCGACTGGGCTCATGAAGAATTTGGGGATCAGGCCCCGAGCGAACGCCTACTGAAAAAGTACGCTAAGGGGCGAATGATGGTCCCCCCAGCCGTTAAGGTAGGGCGCTGCTGGATGGTCGACCGTGAGGCGCGTTATGTTGGAGTAATCGCCGATCCCATAGTCCCTGCTAATTCTAACCCCAGATTAAAACGGATTATTGATGATGGCTGCTAGACCGAGAGCGCATAAAATTTCCATCCCGAACCTGTACTGCAAATTAGATAAGCGGACAGGCAAGGTTTATTGGCAATACAAACACCCTGTCTCGGGAAGGTTCCATAGTTTAGGAACCGATGAAGCAGAAGCTAAGCAAGTAGCGACTGAGGCAAACACCATTATTGCCGAACAACGGACCCGCCAAATCCTTAGCATCAATGATCGTCTCGCGCGAATGAAGGGGAAAAGAACAGACATTACAGTATCAGAGTGGCTTGATAAATACATTGTCATTCAGGAAGAACGCGTTAAGCATAATGAACTCAAGTCAAATTCATTAAAACAAAAAGCCAAGCCAGTGCGCTTATTTCGAGAACGCTGCGGGATGCAACATTTGAAAGATATTACCGCATTGGAAATCGCTGAAATAACCGATGCGGTCAAGGCAGAGGGTCATAACCGTATGGCTCAGGTTGTCCGCATAGTGTTAATTGACGTATTTAAAGAAGCACAACATAATGGTCATGTACCACCTGGCTATAACCCTGCGCAGGCAACTAAGCAACCTAGGAATAGAGTAACTCGTCAGCGCCTGTCTCTGGATGAATGGAAAACCATTTATGACGCTGCTGAGAAACAAGAACCATATCTCCAGAGCGGAATGCTTCTCGCATTGATTACCGGCCAGCGTTTGGGTGATATATGCAACATGCAATTTAAAGACATATGGGACGACATGTTACATGTTGAGCAAGAGAAAACTGGTTCGCGTTTAGCGATACCATTGGATTTAAAATGCGATGCTGTGGGTTTATCTCTTCGTGAGGTTATATCCAAATGCCGTGACGCAGTAGTGAGCAAATATCTCGTTCACTTCCGACATTCAAGCTCGCAAGCTAGGCGTGGAGATCAGGTTTCCACCAGTTCGCTAACCTCTACATTCAAAAAAGCGCGAGACAAGAGTGGACTTAATTGGGACAAAGGCACCGCCCCAACCTTTCACGAGCAGCGATCATTATCGGAGCGACTTTATAGGGAACAAGGTATCGACACTCAGAAACTACTCGGTCATAAGTCGAGGAAAATGACAGATAGATATAACGACGACCGGGGAAAAGATTGGGTGATAGTCAGTACAAAAACGGGGTGA